ATCTAAATCATAAACACCTGCATAACTGACTGTGATACGATTACTTGCTAATGACATACCTACTGTATATTCAGATTCTGATAAATCTAATATTTGTGGCGTGTTAACAGTTGCAAAAGTTATATCTGCTCTTTCTTCAAATGTTCCATAAGGATAAGAATTTGTAGCTGCCGCACTTAAAGTCAATGGAACTAATATAATCTGTGAATCAGGACTGATACGCTCATTGTAGATTGTGGTTGTGATTGCTCCACCTGTTGCCAGTGTGAATGTACCAGTATTATTTGTCTTACCATTTAAGATAAGATTAGTTACTTCTGCAATTTCACGAGTATCTGCATACTGTGGTTGTAGTCTACGAAACTGCATTATCGGTTACCTTGTGGTTTAACATCTACATCAATAGATACTGCATCTGTCCAGTTACCTGTAGGCTGTACCAAGAACCTATGATAGCGACCAGCACTGCGGACATTGGCACGACCATCTGTAGTAGTGACTACATTAACACCAAATACGCTGTTATCAGATAATTCTTTACGAGAAGCTACCTTAATATTAGCAGAGCCATTATCTATCTGTGGTCTGACTAATGTCACAACAGAGTTATAACCTAATTCAATATCTGGTGTAATGAGTTGTGAGTCGTATGTAGAGCCTGTAAAGGTGACAATCTTGTCGTTTTTAAATCCTGCAAATAAGAACTTACCACCCACCCATAATCGGTCATCCAGTGATGCAGGAATAGCCTCTAATGTTCCATAACCTAGAGATATTTCTAATGACTCTAATGTTTCACCAGTTGTTGCAATACCACCAACCCCTGTAGAAACAGTAGTTGCTCTTGACCATTTGTTTAACTGCCAGTTGTAAATTAAGATACTACGGCTACCGTCCACATTAGCATAGTTCCATACGACTAGCTTTTTAATAGGGTCTACAGCAGCAGAGATGCTATCTAAATCTGTTAAGTCAGCATTTTTAAAGAAGTATCTATCTACTTTTTCTGTACCAATCCCTGTGACTGTTTGTCCGTCACATTTATAAAAACCGTCAGCAGAGAGGAAGAATGATGTTGCACCGTACTGTGCAATACTGTTACCTTCTAAACATCCTAATCCTCTTGATATGGTATCGAACTGAAAGAATAATGGAGAACCAGAATAGGTCATACGCACAATAGAACGCTCTAAAAAGATAAGTCCTATCTCACCACCTGTAATCCCAGTAATGTCACCACCATCAGGAATAATCTGATAATCTGCTTGAGATGTAGTGCCACTTGTCCATGTTGTTTCATCGTTAATATCAGACCACTGCACTTTGTTAGTATCTGTACCAGCACCAATGTTAGCAGTGACTACAAAGTCTCTTACAACTGTCACATATTTAGCTGTTGGAGCAGATGCAGATAAGTCAGCAAATGCTGCTGATGCACCGATTGTCCATGCTTGTAATTTGTCTTGATTGTTAGCACAAATGACTACTTTACCAAATTGACAGAAGTGCCATGTGTTACCAGAATAACCGCCTGATTTAGATTTGTCATCTAACGATAAGTCTGTGGCATCTAGTTTAAATATCTTGTCTGTACTGCCTGCAAAGATAACCACTTCATCACCGTATTTAGCACCAAACACAGAGTTAAGGTTAGAGGATGCGGCTTGTGAAAAATCTACAGCGTTAGCAAATGGTGCATAGCCTACAGAAGTAGGGTACACATTCTTTGCATCTCTTAATGATGTCATAGAAGGTTGGTCAGGTAACCACTCATCAAACTGTATTCTTGTTCCCATTCTATTCCTTATGTTCTTGGTAAAATTTACTAATGTCTTGCTCTGTTAATACATAAGCATTGACAGTTTTATTGTTAATTTGTTTTAATAACCGATGCCGACCATCAATCATTCTGTATGGTTTGTTGTGTGGGTTTTGCATACCCTGTACCACAATGACTGGATAGTTTGTATTAGCTGTGATGTATCGAGCCTCTGTCTTATCTATACTGTCTAATTCTTTGTGTGATATGTCAGCAATCTGTATCTCTTGTGACGGTATCTGTTTAAACTGTATATATTGTATGACTTGTAATACATTGATAAACATATCAGGTGTGTTATCTAACCTCCACTCACCTGTCATGATGTGTTTCATTCTAATCTAAATCCAAAGCTAAACCGATTAGCATAACTGCCTACACAATGCCATAACTGCTCTGGCAATGCTGGTATATCAAACTCTCTGACCGTAATACCTATGTTGTCATAGTCTGTAATAATGTCATTTCCTTGTTTGTATCTAAAGAATGACTGACCGTCTGTGTATGTAATGTAAACACGCTTACAAGGTTTGTTAGAGTTTGTATGCCAACCCATGTAACCTGTTTTAGGATAGTAGTAATGACCGCTATCTATAATATTGTAATCAGGATAAAGTTCTTGCATGATGTGCATAAACTTACCTGTATTACGACTACCAAAGTCTATGTAATAACTATCATGACTCACTGGTATATCTTTTGAAAAGTCATATTCTAAATGGCTTTCCCAGTTAGGTACTTCTTTTATTCCTTTTAATTTACTTCTATAAATAATATCAGGAACAATACTTTCTGCTAATATTAGTATTTTAGAATTTAGATTTGTATTTTTCTGCATAATCCACTAACAATGATTGTGGATAAGTTTTAGCCACATCTAGCCCAGTGTGTGCATTAGAGTAATCTAAACTTTGTGGCATATCTCTTAATGCTTGTTTATCTGCTTCTATTTCTGCAACTAATGCAGAGTTGTTAGATGCTAATGCTCTGGTTTGATAGCCGTCTAATACTTTAAATGCGTTTGCTCTAATTTGTTTGTAGAGGTTGAGGAAATAAGATTTGAGTAAATCTAAATCAAACACAATGTCTGTAGGATTGTCTTGGTTATCAAATACGCACTTGTCAATATGAATGTGTTTAGCACTTTCTTCTGCTTTCATATTTTCGTTATGAGGTTTAACTAATGTCCTAGAACCATGAGGAATTACACCTTCTGCTTTTAACACATCTACTGTTTTATCAGTAATAGTAAAAGCAACTTTGTTTGTTCCAACTGGTGTATTAAAGTAAACTATATTCATTCTTTATCCTTATGTGTAAATAACAGCAGTAATGTATGTAGGGTCAACCGCAGTAATACCAAACATTTGTGTAGCGTTACCGTCACCATCAGCAGCAGAGAACACCACATAATCGTTGTATGTTCTAATGGCTCTAATGTTAAATGTGCTATCAGCACGACTGTATACCATTGTATTATAGAGGTCTAATGTGAAATCACTCCCTGTTACCCCTGTACCTTGTGATAATACAGCTTGGTCTACATTCCCTAATACAACACAGTAATTAGCATCGCCATCTCTAATACCTGTATCCAATGTAATAGTGTAGTCACCTGTCCCATTCTTAACTAATGTTAAGTTAGAACTAGCAATAACAGAACCTGTCGAGCCATTAAATGCAATGTATCCAGCAGCAGAAGCTGTATTACCTACTAGCTCTTTTACAAAAGCTGTCGTAGCAATCTTGGTACTGTCATCTGTAGATGCTTGTGTAGTTGTGGTAGGAGAACCTGCTAAATTAACACTGTCTGCAATTTGGTCTGTGCCTACTGCATCATCGGCAATTTTAGCACTGGTAATAGCATCTGCATCTATATCAGCAGTAGCGACTGTAGATTTTACAGCTAATGCACCTAAACCTAAATTTGTTCTAGCATCGGCTGCTGTTCCTGCATTTGTTCCACCAGAAGCAATCGGTAGTTTATCACCACTGATTCCAGACTGCCAGTCTTTAAGATGAGCCATCACCTCACGAATAGCATTGTTAATGCCTGATGGAGGACAACCTTCTGCAATATTAACACCATCTACATCGGTGTTATTACTTGCGGTTGAATCGTATTCTGATATTTTGGTTTTTGCCATGTTTTATCCTTGTCGTAACCATGTGTTTGATTCAGGTGTATCTTCCACCCATACTTCGTTTCCAGATGATACAGTAGACCATGTTTCTGCTCCTACTGCACTATCTGACCATTCTTCGCCTAACACATAACCTAAAGCAGTTATTGTGCCATTAGCATTTATAATTGCATCACCACTAAATGTTGCATTACCTAAACAGTTGACTAGAGCTTGTGCATCTATCACTGTATTTACATCTTTAATTAAACCACCTAGTGTATAGACTTCTGCACTAGCACTCATACTTGCACTAGACCTAGCCTCACTAAATCCGTTAGCTGTAACGCTGGCATTGGAGAATATTACACCACTAGCTACTGCGAGAGAGAATCCTTCTGCATCAAATAATGCGTAACCTACAATATCACCAGATGTATTTCTAATTCTTAAGTATGATACAGATGCACTTGCCTCACCTGTAATTGCACCAGATACTGTTGCTATTTTTGTTGCATCTATAGTGACTGCACCAGATGAATTGATACCAGCATCAGCACTAAATATAGCTACACCATTAGTTGTTATAGTCGCAGTAGATGATATATCACCACTAAATGTGCGTAATCTTACAGCAGTAGATACAAGAGTGGCATCAGCAGTAATATTAGCTTCACCTAATAAAACTGCACCTGCACCTAGTGTACTAAAAGGTGATTGAGAAAATGCAGATATGCCAAACATTATACACCTACATCAGGTAATGTTGCTGATTTTAATTCCTCTACTGTTGTCATACTGTCTACTTGATTTGTTGCATCTCTTAATTGCTGTTTTTTAGTAACAATCGCAGATGTGTCAGCACCTGTTTCTTGTGCTTTTATAAACTCAATATCTAATGCTTGTAGTTTAGGTGCTCTTTCAGCACGAAGTTTGTCTTTAGTAATATCTTTAGCTTTAGCTATGTCTATTTTTATTCCCATGTCCATGCGTTCCTAAAAGTTCTGTCAGAAGGTATTTCTGAATTGTCTACGATATGATACTCTTTACCAGATGGTACATCTTTAGCTGCTATTTCTTCTACTGTTAATCCACAATCTGCTGGAACAATTATAGATACTGAACCATCATCGTTTTTATATACTATTCTTTTATCCATAATTTTTCCTTATCTAAATATTGCAATTTCTGCATTTGCTGGGTCACTAGCAGAACCACTAGATGATTCTCTTACAAATCTCCTTGATGTTGTGGTTGGTGCTGTAAGACTTGGGTCTACTGGACCAAAAGAATAATTTAATGCTGCTCCAGAGAGTGTTGAACTGCCACATACAGAAGCATAATTAGTGTCAGGCATAGCAGTTGCAAAATTGACTGTGTAGTCACCTGTACCATTATCAGTAATAGAACTAACATTACCACTTGCTCTTATTGCTACTGTTCCTGTTCCGTTAAAGTTTACCCATGCACGACAAGCATATACAGGAGCAGAACCGCTAGCATTAAATAAACTTAAAGCATCACTATCGCTATAGGAAGATACACCAGTTACAGTTCCACTAAATGTCATATTGTTAGGAACAGTTAAATTACCACTTGCATCTATAGATAATATAGCACTTCCGTCTTGCTCTATCGTTGAACCAGATGCTGTGGGTTTTATACTAATGGTCATTACTGAACTCCGTCTAGTTGTTCCTGTGTAGGTTGAGCTAATGTTGGGTGATTCCATTCTCTGATGTAGTCACCTTTACCATCGCTATCATTCTGAAGCATGATTGTACCAGTAGTTGGTGCAAAGTCTGCATCAGTTAAGTCTGGGTAAAGTGTTGTTATTTTTTCGTAAAGTGTCATGTTTTATCCTTATGTTTGATGTAATAATACAACTGAAAAGCTACATCTGTTTGGTTCGATTGCTTTTGCAGCTCCACTGCTATGATATGTATAAAACTCTAAAGTATCATTTTCTGAAAGATGCAATAATTTAATGTGTACATTATTGTGTTTTTCAGAAGTGCTATTAATTATATTACCATGTTGTTGCCAAGCATCTTTATGTCCTTTAGAAACACTACTACCTCCATTTAAATATATACCAGAATGTAATACATTAGGACCATCTCTCAATTCTATTGTATGATTTACAAGATATAATCCATTATATGGAACAGTATATGTATATGTTGATGTATTATAGTTACTTGCAGAACCAGTATAAAATGCTACAGTATCATACTGAACTTTAGTACCTGTAACATTACTAATACTTTGAGCAGAAGATGCATGAACAACAATAGATACAGGAGCTTGTGGCTTATATCCATTAGCATTGAACTGACCTACCTCTGTAGGATTATCTGCATTACCGACACCAATCCTTAATGTTCCATCAGGTGTTGCTGGTTGATAGATAGTAAAGTTATTGCTAGAGGTAGCATCTGTTCCGACTTGTAGTTTCTTTGATTTTACTGTACTCATTCTGAACCTTTAGGATATTTGTTTTTTACTGCTTGTATTTTATCTGCCATTTCTTGTGGGAATACACCTGCATGAAATAGTGCATCTAATTGGTCACCAATTGGTGGGTATTCAGATACTCTATTTCTTTGGTATTGCGTAGAAGCATATTCTGCATTTAATTCTGCAACTTTAGCAGTCACTTCTTCTAATGTAGGTTTAGTTTGTTCAGTATCTTTCCAAATTAGATTATTATAATCTTCACCTTCCATTTCCCATGTAGCGTTTGGTCTTAATGCTACTAATGCTTTTGAAATATTCATTATCCAGCTACCTCCATAAGAATCATATTACATATGTTTGTAGAATGAGGGCTGTCTGTACTATCTGTGTAATTTGCTGTTCTATTTAAATACAATACAGTTCCTTCACCAGCAAAATATGTTTTATAAGTTGTTGCACTTGTTGTTGCAGGGCTGTCCATGTATTGAAATGATATTGAGTTTACATGATTTCCATCTTCACCTTGACCATTACTAGAAAATGTACCTTGTTTTCTGTTTCCAACTGAATTACCGACACCGATATCTGTAGAATTTCTAACTAATTTATGAACCCAGCCATTTGCGTTAATATCAATTTTACCAAAATTAACCATAATTAATATTTTACTAGATGTAGAAGATGGTGTAATAGTTGTTGCTAATTCAGTTATTTCTGTCCAAGTATGAGAGGAATAGCTATATGTTTTATTTGCAGTATAAACAGTTTGCACTACTTGTAATATTTTTCCACCTACACCAGAACCTAAATCAGAAGATGTAATAGTTCCATCAACAATTTTATCTACACCTGTATCACCATATACTTTAGTTACCATTATACAACACTCCATGTAGAACCATCACCGATTGTAATAACAATACCATCTGCTACAGTTACAGGACCAGCAGTCATAGCATTGCGATTGTCTGCGAGTGTGTAGTCAGTATCTAGTGTAATACTGTTTTCTACAAAACCTATGCCATTTATAGTAATGCTCATTCTGCCTCCTCTGGTGTGTTACCTTCTGCTACCCATTCTAGGTATTCTTGATAGTCTGTGTTAGCTTCGTCTTTAGGTATAAAAGTATTGTCAGTAGTTCTTAATATTACATTTGCTTCTATACTATTTTCATCGTTAATTTTTTTATACATTTATAACTCCGCACTAAATGCTGCTGATTTATCTGTTCTTAAAACTGCAAACTGAACTGTTGTTCCTCCAGTCCAACCATTTATCGCTATTGATGCTCCTGTTTGGGATAGTTCAGTAAAATATATAGCAGAACCACTACTGGTTTTGTTACCATTATGTCTAATAGTTAATGCTGTATTTAATAAAGTAACTGATGGTGTTGCTCTCATTTCACAATAATATCTAACACCCCACCATATTTGAGTAGAACTATCCCAATGACCAATACACCCATTACCAAATGGTATTTGATAATACCTCTGACATCTTGCTAACTCCATATCATAAGGTCTGTGTTCAAATGGTGTAGCTATATCTCCTTTTTCAAATTGTATTTGAGAGAAATCTATTGTGCCTGTATTTGTATCTGTAATTTGCACTCCTACCCATAAACTATGGTTGTTATCTGTACCTAGTGTTTTACCTGATATTGATGGAACATTAACAGTAAATGTAAACTTTTGCCAATCAGTTGTTAAAGCTACTGTGCCTAAAGATGTAACAACAGTAGCTGAAGGAGAGCCACCTGTGCCAAAATATTGCACTATTCTTGCATTAATAGTTGTAGAACCTGATGGACGTCTAGCATAAAAAGATAATGTAGCTGTTTGTCCAGCTAAAGTTCTTACATCTTCAATTCTTTGGTGAACTTCATAATTTTGACTATTAGAGTTAATTGTCCATCTTCCATAATAACTTGGTTCATTAGGAACTTCAGTTTGTCCTAATGTAAATGACTGTCTTGCAAAACTACCACTAGCTGCACCAACCTTAAATCTATCGGCAGTATAAGCTGAACCACTTAATGATATTGATGTTCCTCTTTGCCATATATCAAAATTACCATTGATGATAAGATTGCGTACACCTAAAGCATTTTGTGTTGCTAGTGTGCTAGAAGTGGCAGGTAGGTTTAGTGTTGTTGTTCCTGCAACTGCTGGTGCTTGTATGGTAACTTCACCAGATGTATCGCCTTTTAGTTTTATACTTGCCATTAAACTACCTCTGTCCAATTCGTAATAGATTCATTCCAGATATACTGACCTTCTTCAGGCATGGGAACTGGTGCTTCCCATAAACAAGTGGTTTCATTTAGTGTCCATGATGCAAATGGTTGTGGTGGAATAAACGCATCTTTTTCTCTATCGTAAGTATAACCAATACCTGCAAAGTTTTTTCTTAATGGTGTTCCACCTAATGTATGTTCACCACCATGTGTATTATAAGATGTCTGTATCCATTCACCTGCTGAATCATCTACAAATGTATCAAAAAATTCTTGTTCAGCAACTATGACTTTAGTTACGATACCATCTGTTACTTTTGCGTAATGTGCCATATATATCCTTATGCCGTAAATGTTCCTGATGATGTAAATGTGTGATATGTGTATCCACCCGATGATGTAACTGTACCACCAGTTCCTCTTTGTGAACCTTGATATCTTATTATAACTATTCCTGACCCGCCATTAGCACCAATTGTACCTCCAACACCAGCTTGACCACCACCTCCACCGCCTCCACCACCTGTGTTTGCTGTTCCAGCAGTAACTGTTCCCATATTTGTACCTCCAGCACCTCCGCCACCAGAGCCACCTGCTCCTCCAGCTCCACCAGCGTTACCGCCACCACCACCGCCTCCTCCTGCGTAAGTTGAACCATTATCCCAAGTTTTTCCTGAACCTCCTGCACCACCACTATTTCCAGAAGCATTAGCACCAACAGCATTAGCTCCTCCTCCGCCACCAGAACCTTGATACCCTCCAGCAGCAGAAGTTCCTCCAGCCGAACCTTGTCCAGATGTTCCACTACCACCAGCATATGATCCACTTCTACCTGAACCACCACCGCCAGAACCACCTGACTTTCCTATTACAGCATCTAAACCACCAGTACCACCACCAACGGCAGTTAAACTATTAAATGTAGTATCAGAACCACTTGGAAATGTATTAGGAGCATTAGTCCCTGTGCCACCAGCTCCTACAGTAATACTATAACTATTTCCAATTAATGCAGTAGATGAACCAGCAATATAACCTCCAGCTCCACCGCCTCCACCATGAGAACCTGCTCCACCACCACCTCCAGCAACTATAAGATAATTAAATGCGTAATTATTAGGGTTGTCTCTAAATACTGACCAACCATTTGTTGTATATATTTCTGGTTCGTTTAGTGTGGTGTTAAAACCAATAAGACCTTGTGTTGGAGTAGATGGTCTTGTAGCTGTAGTCCATTGTGGTAACTCTAAACCATCAGCACCAAACTTAATCATTTTAGTGCCGTTTTGTTGAAATTCTATTTCACCACTCGTATCAGGAGTAATAACCAATCCGTTTGTTGTATCTGCATTTATTGTAACTGCCATTATACGACCTTCCAATTAGAACCTGATGGAACTGTAACACTTACTCCACCATTTATTGTGACTGGACCAACTGATAAAGCATGATAGCTGTTAGGCACAGTAAAGTTCGCACTTACTGTTGTAGAGTTTACAAAGATTCCGTTACTCGCACCCATTTGTTCTGCATATATTGTATTAGTATCATCTTTATGTCCTGATTTTTCAGCAGGATATGTAACAAATACATTACTTGTGCCTGATAGTGTAATCGCACTACCACTGTTGCTAGACTCTAGTATGGTATCACGAGATAAAGTTGTGCCTGATGCTGTGTAAGTACCTAGACCAACTTCCCAATCATTACCAGAAGTTATGGCATAGTAGGTTGTATTACCATCACCTATTACAGAGAATGTTTGGAAACCTGTGACTGCACCAGCAAGCGTGACTGTACCTGTGCCTGTGGTCGTAGTAGTTTCCTGTACTCTATCCTTAACGACTAATGCCATTATTTATCCTTACGCTAATGTAACTGATAAGTTGCCAGTTGTAATCTTGAAGATGTCACCAGAGTCGATTGTTTTAGCTGTGTCTAAACCTGTATGGAATAATAAGTTTCCAGCAGTAGAAGCATCATATAAACCTACATGAGTAACTTCACCCCAAGATGCTGTTGCTGTTGGAAAAGTGACATCAGCAGAGTTTGTAGAAACACCATTGGATGGAGCACCAAATGTTACTGCTGTTCTAGCATATGATGTTCCTGATGTTGATACCTCTGTGCCTGCATCTGCATCTGTTGGGTCGTTTGTAAATAAACCTACATACACAGTCGTAGGAGATGTGTAAGATGTGTTGCGGAGAACAGCATTGATAATTGCGTTCTCTAAATAATTACTAAATTCAGCCATTGTTGTTTACCTCGTTGATAATGTTATTGACATAGGAGAAGATGGATATTCGCTATCATCATCACTTGCTCTTAATGATGCTAGACCTCTATCATATAAAGATGCCCAAGTTGCTAATCGTTCATCGTTCATAAGATAAGGTTCAGCTTCTGCTAATGCACCGTATAAAAGCAAGTCTGGGCAGTTAGCTAGAAATAAGTTAGATGAATTACTATCAGATAAATAATCAGGTTTGTAGTAATACACCATTCTTAATGTGTATGCTGTATCAGGTTTAGGTGCAAATTGAAACTCACTACCTAGTAATGTGTACATGGTAGGTACACCTTTTTCTGTTACTCTAGCGTTTCTAAAAAAGTTAGATGTGTTTTGGAACTGTAATACACGAACAGGTGTTGTATCTAAATGTAAGTCTTTCATTGCTAAAAAGTCTGATGGTAGAGATACTGTTGAGTCATCAGCCGTTGTTGTTGCAGTTGCTACTTTTAGCATTTGTCTAATGCGTAAATCTCTGCGTAGTCTTTGCTCTGCTAGATTAATAAAGTCAGGTATCTGTGTTGTCAGGTCACTACGAGCAAGATAATCTGCTATCGTGCTTTTTAATGTTGTGTATGAAGTAAATGCCATTATACTTTACCTTGTCGTGTTCTAAAGAAACGGTTGTCTGGGTCATTTAACCAAACACGAAATGCTTTCTGGTCAATCACATGAAAGCCTCTCATAATTCCTTTTTGGTTAAGTGTGTCTATTACGGTCAGTGGAATAGAAGCTATCTTATTGTCAAAGACATCATTACCCCAACGACCATTTGTTTGGTTATATTCTTGTTTGTTCTGTTCAATAATTGCGGATACATCTTGTGCAGTCTCAATCACTAATCCACCGTCATCGGTGTCATGAGCTACTTTGTTTCTAATATTATCTTTTTCTAATATCTTCGCCATAATAATCCTAAAAGGGTAATGCCCTCCGAAGAGGGCAATTATCCGTATTACTCTGCAAGGTCAGCAATAATTGCGTGAGCTGCTTCGTTTTTAACTTCAAGTGTGTATTCAACAAGAAGTTGTGTTTTTTCGCTGTCACCAGTTTTAGCTAATTCGTTTGTAGCGAATGGGCGTAAATATGCAACTGAAGCATATTCTGGGTCAAGAACAAATGCTACTTCACCGTTGTCATCAGCATCAGCAGTCATGAATCTGTTAGGAACAACAGATAATGTACCGAAGTCTGATAAGTAAACATCAGCAGCACCAACGATAGTTGTTGCTTTGTCATTTGGTGCCATGTAGCGTTGTGCAGCAATACCAGCAAAACCTGATACTACTTGTTTTTGTGTTGGTGTAACCATAAGAACAGTTGGAGTACCACCTTGTTCGTATGCTTGTTTAACAGCAGATTTTAACATTGCTTCTGTGAATGTTGCATCTGTACCAGAAACACGAGCTGTAGTTCCGTTAGAACCAGCAGTACCTGCACCCACATAGTTAGTATTCAACCATGCTTGTAAACCACCTAATTTACGAGCTGTAGAAGCATCACCTGTTACAGCAGCAGTATTAGATAGTAATGTTTTTTCCATATCTCGTTTAAGTTCAGCAGAAGCTTTGCTTAATTGATATGCTTTTTCAGATTTACGACCAGCCTTATCGATAGACTCTAAAGTACCAGCGATTTGGATAGTTTTTTGTGAAATCTGTGTTCTGTTACCTTTACGAACAGTTGGAGTAGCTGTTAATGATGATGCGTCTGCACCTTCAACTGCAGCGTTAGTTGCTACAGCAGCAGCTAATGAGTCTGTTTGCCATTCGTGGTATACAGCAGTTGCTTTTGTTTTACCAACAGATGACATAAATGGTGTGTCTGTTGGAGAAATGTTATAAATCACATCGGTTAAATCTTCACGATTACCAATGGATTGATAGGTTTGATATGTTGCCATGATTAATTCACTTCCTTATTAAATAAAGTTTTCAAAAAGAGCCGCAGCATCTCTGACTTTGCCAGTTTGCTTAAGCTTATTCAGTTGTTGTTTGCGAATATCACGATTACCTTCTTTTACCTTTGTTCCTGATTTAACCATCTTGGGTGCTTGAGCAACCTTTTTGTTTACAGCAGGTTTAGATTTTTGAAGTTTGTCGTACATCATCGCTTTGTGTAGCATTAATACATGACGAGAGTCGTATACTTGTGATAACTCATTGTCTGTAAAACCTACACTCTTACCGTAGTTGCGAATTTCATTTCTGATTTGTTCGCCTTTGGTTGGGTCTGAAAACTCTGGTAGGACTTGTGAAAGTTTTTGTGCTTCCTGTTGAACTTGTCTAGCCATTTCCTGCTGACGGTCTGCTTGTTGCTGTTGGGCAATGCGTTCCTGTTCAGCTCGTACTTGTGCTAACTGTTCTTTCTTTTCAGTCAGTTCTGCAACTTTGACTGCGTATCCTATTGGGTCGTTTTCCTTCATATAGGCTAGATCTTCTGAACTATCTTGACCTTGTGTCAAAAACTGTTCAATAGCTTGTAGCCGTTGAGCATAAGTATCCCTAACTTGTTTAGCCTCTTGAATAGCTTTTGCTTCCGCTTCTACTGCCTTACGGTTCTCTGCTAACTCTTGAGTCTTTTTTGTGTAATCTGCACCAAGTTGATAACCTTGCATTAATTCATCGAGGGTAACTTC